CCAGGACTTGAATGCTCGCGGGAAGCCAGTTATCTACCAGACAATTTGACCTAAGGTCAAATCAGACAATAGGAGTATAAGAAACATGAACAAGCTCGAATTAAGGTTCTATTCCGAAGTTGTGGCCCTGCGCGCAGCCATCGCCCGCACCACAGGAGAGCAACCATGACCATCCACGAACGCTATTTCGACATAGCCCTGTGGCTTTGCGCAGGCGCAAGTTTCGGACTCGCCATCGCTCTGCTCGCTAACGCGATTTGGGAGGCGGTATGAGCGCGATGATCTTGAACTTTGCCAAGTGCGCTGGTGCCGTGGTCGATAACGCCACTCTTTGCATTCACATCGAGGAATAATTTCCGGTTACGGGGCTTTAAAGGAGTAGAGCCTCGTGGCGGGCAATTAGCCCGATTGTTGGAGAAGGACAATGTACCGAGTAATGAAGCCAGTGCGGGCTTTTGGGCGGGTAATCAATTACATACGCACGGGAAGGGTTTTTCGTTCAAAAGAAGCCGCCTTGCGCTTGGCCGCCGGAATAGCGTGCGCGTACATAATCGACGACCACAATATAGCCGTGGCGGCGCACTTGAGCGACGGCTCGATCAAAACAGTCCACGAACTGAGGAGTGCGTGATGCTAAAGATGTTTTTTGAATTCCTCGTTGTGTCCGGGATAGTAGCTATCATCTTCGCGGGCCTTTTTGGGTTCATGGGATTGTGCGTTACTATCGCCTTTCTTCCGTTAATTGCGTACATCTGCGGCGAATGGCCGCGAAAGGGGCTGTAATCCATGAACAAGAATAGCACGCCAGTGAAGGTAGTTACTTTCCAGGAAGTTCCAAAAGGAGCCCTGTTCAAAGTCTTGCACGACGAGCACCACTCTTTAAAGGTGCGCGTGAAAGGCCAGAAGGCTTCAACTCTCGTGAAGAATCACGGCATCTATTGCAAGACGGAAGCGCTAGCTTCTATCAACATCGCCACGCGTAAAGATTGCATCTTCTCCCCCAAGCAAAAGTGTCGGATAGTTAACTCAAAGAACTACTTCGATACTAGTGTTCTATCTAAGCCGCAGGAGTAGAACCATGATGCCTTATGTGCAAGGGTACTCAATGGCTAATTTTTGTGCCTTTAAGGCACTTCAGTATTATGAGAGGAGTTCCTATACTAGGCCTACTAAAACAGAAGCCCTAGACTTTATCAAAGATAACATTGCAGAAAGCACTGGAAGCTGCCTATTTTTTGGTGATAGGGCAGCTAAAAACTACAAGGCAGGGATGATCTACGACATTGCTGAACAATTGCCAGAAGAATTTTCATTCTCTAGATACGGTAAGGAGTATGGCTGCAAGGTATTTCTGAGCCCTCCGTACCGTAACTATAATAGCGGCAACACTGTCAAGCACTGCATCATCCAGTGGACTAAGAAAAGGATTCCAAGAAATGGAGCAAAGAAAGCGCCCCGCAACTAATCCCGCGTGGAGAGCGTGGCTCTTTGGCCGAATGCCAAACAAGCGATGCTTCTACAAGAAACGCAAAATGGTAAAACAATCTCCAGTAACTACCTTCAAATCCAATTCGAGGTTAACGAGCAATGGCTAATCATCCAGCAGGCGAAGGCCAAAAGGCCGGTAGGCCGCATAAGAGTACAACGCACGAAGAACGCTTCTACCACTTTCGAGAGAGCAGCGTCGTGAACGGAAAGAAGGTAAAGGGAGCTACTGCTTTCTGCCGCAAAGACGGAGATGGATGGCTAGTGTCTGCCGCCTTTTGCTCAGCACGCGATAACTGGTGCAAGGCAACAGGGCGAACCATTGCTCGCCGCCACTTCTTCAACGGAAATATTCTCGGCGGCTTTACGGGCAATCCCAGCTACGAGACTGTTCACACTATCGTCTTCGAGTAAGAGCACAATTGCTCGGGTTGCTAATATTGGTAAAGAGAGGGCCTTATAAACCCTTACAGCACTCGCCAGATAAGCGAGCGTAATGCGGGTTCGATTCCCGCCCCGAGCACCATTTTCTCTTACAGCAAATAGCTTTAATCTCGACCGCCCTCGTGGCGGTCTTTTTTTGTCTCGATAAAAGGATACACAAGTGAAATTCCACACAGTAAAAACTTCTTCCGTTGTAGATCGTGCGGAAACTATTCAGGACTTGATTGCCAAAAAACAACGCCGTGCAGACAACAATCTCGGAACGTCAGCAAACGAACCGCAAGTAGTGTACGCTCCTATAGGCCGGCTAGTGGTAAAGGAGATAGAAGAAGCTCCGGTACCAATTATGGCCGGCGACGTGTACAAAACTAGAGATGGAAAATCTTGTCGCATCATTGTAGCAGACAAGAAAGGCGTATTTCCCATTATTGGTCTGTCAGATGATGGAGATATAGAAATTCCGTACACCTACACGAGCAAAGGAACCATTTCTAGTAGTTCGGGGCATCCCGCTGATCTAATGCGCCCAAAGATTACTCGCAGGGTAGTAGAGTTCGTTCCGCGCGACGATATCATAAACCTATAGGTGTGAAGACTAGGCAGAATATAGTAGCCATCTGTTTTGATCGTTCGGGCAGGATGTTGAGTGTGGGGCGAAACAACTACACCAAAACGCATCCAGTGCAAAAGAGATACGCAGATAGAGCCAACATCCCGCAGAAGATTTACTTACACGCAGAAATAGATGCCCTTACTAAACTTCCGTATGGGGCCATACCAAAAAGGATGGTGATAGTGCGCAGGAATAGTAGTGGTTTTTTGTTACCATCCAAGCCGTGTCCTATATGCGAATTGGCTATTAGGGATTACGGCATAACCAAAGTGGAGTACACACAATCGTGAAAGTTAAATCTTGTAGTGCTAAAGAGACTGTTAAGACCGAGCCCAAGCGCCTCTCTTTTGAGGAGATTAAAAAAGAAGAGGGGATTTATCACCCCCACGAAGCGGGTGGCGGGATTAGAGTGATCGTGCTGGCCGCGGACGATGGTGAGGAGACGGCAGTGCTATTCTATAGCAGTTACGGTAATTGTCTGCAAGCCGCAGAACACAAATATTGGAAAGGCTCTGAATTTATCAAATGCGAAGACGAAGAAGTGTGCTTCGAGATTCGCAAGAAGAGGGCATAATCTGTGGATAACGTAGTTCTACTTCGCCAAAAAGGCCACAGGAACGGCTCGGGGGCTAAGCTAGCCGAGGCCTTGGGCATTAGGCACTACCACAAGGACTCTCGTCCTAAGCGATTACCAAGACCCCTGTTTGTAATCAATTGGGGAGTTTCGCAAAATCCTGGCTGGTGCCCTCGTGGCCACGCTGTTATGACAACAAATTGCCACGACTCGGTAGGTATTGCCTCCAATAAATTATTTACTCAGCGCGCTTTGAGAAATGCGGATGTTTCTCGCCTAGGTTGGGTTTCTGATTTGCCTCCCTATCCCTACAAGCCAGCTAAAGAGTGGGTTAAGGATTGGATTGCTCAAGATGGAAAAGCTATTGCTCGTACTACTCTTACAGGTCACTCCGGGCAAGGCATCCTAGTCGTGCGTGATCCGGAAAATATACCAGATGCTCCTCTATACACACAGTACTTCAAGAAGGATGCCGAGTACCGAGTGCACGTAGCTTTTGGAAAAGTGATTCTTGTGCAACAGAAGAAGCGCAAGAACGGATACGAGAATCTAAATCTTACCAACGACCAAAAGCTAATCCGCACCAACGGAAACGGCTGGGTATTTGCTATCAACGACTTGGATTGCGATAGGCTAGAGTACTCGGAGAAGCTAAAGGACTTGGCTCTTAGTGCCGCTAGGGCTGTTGATATCGAGCACGGAGCAGTTGATATCTTGGTAAAGCATTCCAAGAAAGGTGCAACAACGGTCGTGTGTGAGATTAACACAGCGCCAGCCTTGAACAATCCATCCACACTGGAAGCATATGTTAAAGCTTTTGAAGAATATTTTGATGAAGAGGTCTATTGAGGTTAATGTTTCCGAACAAAACGAGGATGACGTGCAAAAGTACGTAGTAATTTATCGCGCCGGGGGTAAGTGGGCCAAGACCTTTGCGCGCGCAGCTAGCGATGCAGTAAAGCTAGCCGAGTCAAAGATTAGTGGTAACTCGCAAGTCACGGATGTTTGGGCTTGCCAGTGGAAAGACAAAACATGTGTTCCATTCTCATTGAGAGGGGATGGAATGCTCGGGCGCAAGATCGTCCTCAGCATGATAGAAGAGATTAGGCAAGGAATGCCAGAAAAGAAACGCGGGGATATTCCCAAGAATAAATCCCTACAAGTAGTTAATCCAGTTTCCTCGCCGCAGAAGGAAAAGAAAAAGAAACAAAAGCTTACACTAGTAAAAGAAGTAGCAACGTACAAACCTCCTTACACTGTAAAGGTAGCTATCTAGTATGAAAGACAATACCCCCAAAATCAAGTCAGTGTTTATCGGCTGTGATCCTGAATTCTTCTTGCTCAAGAAAAATGTGCTAACTACGGCCTTCGATGTTGGAATTCCGGGCTCGAAGAAAGAGCCCTTTTCTATTGATGGCGGGGTTTTCATCCATCCCGACAATGTTACTTTGGAGGTAGGCATGCCTCCAATGGAATACTCTCTCAAGAACAAGATGGGGGATTACACTCTGTACTTCAAAAGTAAGATGGATGTAGTAACTGCCCATCTTGCGCAGAAATACAATAACGAGGTAAGTCTGTATTACAACACTGCTGAGGCACAGTTTAGGGAATCCAGTCTTAAACCGGAGCAGAATAGAGTTTTTGGCTGTGATCCTGATTTGAATGCGTATAAAGGCGGAGAACCAAATCCTCCAGTAGACCCGGCGAGAGTGGGAAATAATCGCTTTTGCGGTGGTCACATTCACATAGGATACGATAAGGCTGCGGCCAGCATTCCCGAGTACGCTCTAGTAATTCTTGGAGAGTGCATGGCTTCGCCCCTCTTCTATAACGAAAGGGGCGTGGGAGTAATTCGCAGATACTATTACGGAACTCCTGGAGCTTTTCGCAAGAAGCCCTACGGATTCGAGTACAGGACTCCCTCTAATTGGTGGGCTAGAACTATAGCTGCTAATGGTATTGGCCTTCTGACGTTTGTTCCAGAAGTAATTGCTTCTACTGTTCTGTGGGCTATCAACAACGAGAAGGAAGCCCAAAAGCTGTGGGACTATTTAGATCCCCCTAACATGGTAGAAGAATGCTTTAAAAATATGTGCGCGGATACAGGACGCGTACACACCGCGTACGCAGAGATAGTAGAGCCGTGGATGCAAAAGCACACTAACATTGATTTACGAAAAGCCTACGGCATGCCGTATCCTAAAAAGGTAAAGATGGAGCGCAGACTAGACAACCTATTTGAACCGATAGGCGGGCCGAACGTTCTTGCCCTAAATGAAGAAGCACCTGTTGTAAATCTAGGAGTAGGGAATCCACGGCGACGCGATCAATTTGACGCTGTCGTCCGTGTGCAAGAAGGTCTTAATAGACTAGTGATTGGTGCAGAAGATGTTCGCGCTGGTCTCATGCAGCAGCAGCGGTAATCTATGAAAGCATATTCCAACGAAGATTTTGCCGCCTACTTTAGGGGGGCAATTATACGCTCTCCGCAACAGAAAGGGTCGCTAGTAACTGTACACCAGTGCGCTAATGGGGCCGTAGTAGTTCACCCCCTTAGTAAAGTAGCACCAGCTTACACTGTTCCACTAGACAGTATTGAGTGGGAGCACGTAGCCATTCCGCGCCTGGGGTACATAAACACTAATCTAGTAGCAGGTACGGGTTTATACTATTTGGAGCGCCGCATTCGGCGTATAGCATCTAAAGGCTACGGCAATGACACCGTAACAGTACGCCCAGTTCCGGAGTACGAAGATGCCGCTTCTAGGCTTTCAGGTAAGGCTGCCGTACTGCACGAAGAGCGCATAACTCCAACTAGTGTTAAGATTGCAACTAATGCTTTCTACCCTGAATATCTATCCCACAAGGAGGCAGCTAATCGCTTACTAAATAAAGCAACAGCCGTAGGAATAGCCCTGTCTCCTAATTACGCTATGGTTCTCGGCACCACTAAGAAAGCCCCTTTGCTACTTTTGTGGAAACGACTGCGTGTAGCTTCATCGGAAGACGGGGTTAAGTGGAACTTCTACTGCGACGAGTACAAGAGCGCAGCTAAACGTGAGTTAGGAATAACTTAATGCCTAATACACACACAGTATTCGTGTACGGAACACTGCGACGAGGACAGTCTAATCACCTACTTCTAGAGTCCTCTCCACATCTTGGAGATACTAGAGTACGTGGGCGTATGTTCTCTCTCGGAGCGTATCCAGCAATAACCCTGAGAGCAGATCCAAACGAAAGCGTGTACGTTGAAGCGTACAGAGTTACGGATAAAACTCTAGCAGAGTTAGATAGGCTAGAAGGCCATCCTACATTCTATACTCGTATGCTAACCTTCGACGTGTTTCGGGAAATGCATGGGTACATATATGTAATGGAAGGTGACAGCCATTACTTGGATAAGGCAGAGGAAATCAAAAGTGGAGACTGGGTGAGATGGAAAAAAGGTATCTAGGAGATTTGGTTGGTATCCCAACCAATATTGAGCCTATCAATACAAAGGCGTTAATTCTTCCACGTACTAGGATAGGAGTAGAGATAGAGTTTGAGCGGTGGAATAGAGTTCCACCAAAACCTGCCGGTATGTGGGTTCACCATCCAGAGGAGCACTCTGTCCGCAACAACGGAACAGAGTTTGTAACTGTAGGTAAGGGGCTACAAGGACAGAGAGTAATAGATGCCTTGGATGGCTTCTGTGAAAGCGCTCGTGAGAACAATTGGGACGAAGGATACCCGCGAGCTGCGATTCACGTACACATGGATGTTAGTGATCTTGACTTGAATAGCGGAGATTTACGGCGCTTGATGGGAATCTACTTCCTAGTAGAGCACGTATTCTTTCACTTTGCGGGAGAGTGGCGTAGGCATTGCGGCTTCTGTGTTGCCTATGAAGACGGCATTAACGATGATGGCGTTGTAGCAGAGCTAGTAACTGGAACAAAGTCATCGGAGCGCGATGATCTGCTTTACTTGAGCAATCACTGCTCTCGCTATCAAGCGGTTAATCTAAATGCCATCTCCAAGTTTGGTACGCTTGAGTTCCGCCATTTACCAACCACCTTTGACAAGGAGCGAATTGTAAAGTGGATCAATATGGTAATGGCAGTAAAGCGTGCTGCTTTGGAAATGCCGGAACTTAAAGATCCTCTTGGCGCTCTATCTACTCTGGGTCCACATGCCTTAGCTGAGAAGATCTTTTCTGGTGTATTATCAAAGGAGTTTATATTTGAGGCCGTATCTCCGCAGGCTATGTGGCAAGCTTGCGATATGAGCCAAGCCCTTATGGGCGTTGCCGGGCAACTAAAGATTGAGGTTCCTAATCCCTCAGTAGCTTGGGAAGCTCTCAGTTTGGATAACGTAAATCCGATCCTAGAAAAGAAGCGTGCGGCTCTAGCAAGTTCTCAATCTCGTAAAAGGAAAGTAGCATAATGTGTGGAATCTTTGGAATCATTCACAGTAATAACGCAACGCATAAGCTTCGACAGTTACTAAACAACATCACGAAAGATGCTATGGAGGTGGGCATCGTTCGCGGAGAAGATAGCACTGGTATGTACCAAGTTAGGTACAATGGCGAGATAAAGAGTTACAAGGTTCCGTACAACGGTGTCTACTTTACCGGAGATGCCAATGCTAAAGAACTGCTAAACAACGTAGACATAGCCAACGTAACTGTTGGGCACCATCGTGCCGCAACGCGGGGAACTGTGTGCGCAGCCAATGCCCATCCTTTTCAACACGAAACTACTGATGGCAATTCCATTATTGGAGTCCATAACGGATATGTTACAGGATACTATATGTCCGAAAATGGCAAGAAGTTTAACGTAGACTCCGACTGGCTATTCCACCGCATAGCTCGTGATGGAGGAGCAAAGGCCCTAGGAGAAATTGAGGGGCACATTGCTGCCGCTTGGTACGACACAAAGGACAAGAAGCTCCGCCTGTTTACTAACGGGAAACGTACTCTCTACTGGAACTACGTTCCTAAAGAAGATATTATGATCTTTGCCAGCGAGCACGAGATGCTCTATTGGCTGTGCTCTCGCAATGGCTTGGATATCGAGAAGACTATGTGGACAGGCCATGAGGATCGTATATATGCATTTGATCCAAATAATGTGCGCAAGTATTCTGAGGAGATCCTGGAAGATCCTCCAAAGAAAGAGCATAAAAACTATGCCCCTTTCAATTGGGATAAGTACAACGAGAGATTGGCTGGTAAGAAAGATACTCCGCCCGCACCAGGAATTGCGTACAACAAGACGTTTCAAGGGGAGCCAATTTCCTACGACCCAAAAGATGTAGCCCGCTTGGGGTACAAGCTGGGCGATATCGTAGAGTTTTGGTGCGAGCCAGAACCAGAGTCTTCCACAAAGGTCTGCATACAAGGCGACGTTATGCTTGAGGTAGATAATGCCGGGAAGACTAGCGTAGAGTTTGTGAAGGCTCTGATGGTGAATGTCACTCCTGAGATTTACGATGCTGTAACGGCAGCAGGAAGTAACATCCTAACTTCGGAGACCAAGGCTCGCGTTATCGGAGCTAGTAAGCTCAATACTAAAGATGGGCCAAAGCCGTGTATCATTCTCAATAAGCCCTTGGGGGTCATCTCCGGGAACCAAGAACCTAAGAGGGAACACGACATAGAGTTAGTAGTTCCGGTGTGGGACACTACCTTCGTTACCAAGGCACGATTCAAAGAGCTTGTAAATGGCGGATGCGGATTGTGTGGGGGAGTACTCACAGAAGACAATGCTCATAAAGGAAAGATCAAGTGGTACGGCCAGCATCCGTACTGCGAATTCTGCTCAGGAAAATTAGAGGAGCAAGAGCCAAACTTAACTCTACCTGAGCTATTTGATAACCACGGCCCTACTGCTGCCTCACTGAATTAACACACATATGGCTACCTTTACAGCTACTACCAACTCCGGAAGACAGTTCGATCTTAACATTGAAATTCAAAGTGTTACTAGTAATTGCGGGGCTTGCTTGCTTTACGGAGTAGGTCTACGCATCTTTGACTTACCAAAACCTAACGCAGAGAAGTCCCCCTGGAGTTTAGATAAATCCCCAACACAAAAGCATCTAATCTTTCCTTGCAATAATATGCTTTCATTGAAGGAAATATCGGACGGGCTGTTGGAGGTGTGGAATAGAAGCCAGATCAAGGATTGGATAGAAACTCATTGCAAGGGATTTGCCATCTTCACAGACAACATAAATTACTATTTAAATCAAACTCACGAATACGCGAACTTTCTAGTAGAAGATGCTCTGCTAGAGACAACTAAAGCATCCTCATTTTCAACCTCTGGCTTTGTCACTTGGCTGATAAAGAACAAGATCGGGGCTATGGGGCGCGGCATCACCACCGTAAATAAGAGGCACTCTGGTAGTTCGGTATTAACCTCGTGGACGTGGGCTCCCGGCAATGATATGATTCTAAGCATGGAACAGCCTCATTACCCTGATGGAGAAATGCCAGAACCTGCCAATTCTTGGACGGCTCTAAAGAAACTAGCCAAGGATCACAACGAGCGAGAGATGAAGTTCGGGCTAACAAAAACTAAGGTGCTAAATGTCAAGAGAGCAACTGTCCGTATCCCAAAGCGAGAGGGAATCAATACTCCGCGCCGTAGCAGAAAGCTCCCTTAACATTGGGGATTCCTCAGCAGGTAATGTGTGCCCTAGGTGTGGAGGAGGCGACAGCAAGGAGAGAAGCCTGTCTGTTAGCCGCAAGACTTTTGGAGTAGCTTTTCTTTGCCACCGCGACTCGTGCGGTTTTAGAGGAGTATTGAATGACGTAAGCAATTCTTACTATTCCTCTAGCGGAAAGAAGCCGTCAGAAGACAAGAGTAAGTACCTATCATTCTCTCCTCTGCTAGAGAATGAAGAGAACTTACTTAGCACTAAGTATCATCTTACAAGTGGGGAGATATGTATCTCTGGAATTAGATGGTCAAACACAATACAGCGGATAATCATTCCTATCAGGACTAGAAATGGCCTGTCTGCCGGATTTGTAGCCCGATCAGAGAATCCTAAGGTGCGGCCCAAGGCCTTGAATTACATAGTAAATCCCGAACTTCCATTTGGAGCGTACTACATAAAGGACAGGGAATGTAAGTGCTTGTGGTTAGTGGAGGATCAGCTAAGCGCCATACGCTTATCCAAGTACGAGAACGCGTTGGCACTTATGGGAACCCATCTAACTGACAGTCTGCTGGCTGATATAAAGAAAGGAGGATTTACACATTTGGTAATCTGCTTGGATGCGGATGCTATGGCTACGGCTATAAAGCTAGCTAGTAGAATCGACAGTTTGTTTAAGGAAGTACGAGTGCGATCTCCTAAAAAGGATCTAAAGAATATGACCCCACAAGAACTGCGAAAGTTTTTAACTGGAGTGTAGATATATGATCCGTAAGAAATATAAAGCATCCCAGGTTCTAACATCAATTACCAATCCAGGAGATATAGACTACTTAAAGAGCAAGCTTCTGGATGTAAATATAAGGCTCTACGAAGCAGAGCAAGATTATAGGGAATTAGTAGAGAGCTCCATAGGGCTTATAGTCTACAGGCTTAACTCGGAATATGAAGACTATAGTAATCCTCTAGGAATGTCTGCCGCTAATTGTGGAATTCCTTGGAACATTATATCTTTTATTGGAGAGAAAGATGAAATAGAGGTGATGATAAACCCCTCAATTACTAGAAGCAGCGGGCAAAAAACCGTGCTATCTAATTGTGGAAGCTTAAGACTTAAGGAAAAGATTCCTATCCTTAGATATGAGGCTATAACTGTAAAGTACTACTGCTCACTTAGGAATAGATATGTACTTAAGACCTTTGCTGGAAGAATAGCTTCAACTATCCAGCACGAAATAGATCACAATAATGGTATACTTATTACCGACAGACAGGTAAGGGATAAATAAGATGAACTTCAAACAAATAATTCTTCTACTATTAGTATTTACAGCTCTTCCCTGTTTTGGAACTTTTATGTGGAACATGTCCCCAATCCTATATTTTATATACTTGGTGTGCTGTTTTGGGATTGGTTGGTTTCTAAAGGACGCTCTTGATTACTTAGGATAAGTAATGTCTAGTACTGTACAGCTAGTGGCCGCAATGGCCAAGTCTCGAAAGGCATTCGAGCGAATATATCCCGAGGTAAGCGAGGACAGGGTAACTCCTTACTCGTGGTATCTCATTGATTTGATTAAGAATTTCTATGCTCGGGACGGCGACGCAAAGAGCGTGGATAAAGATTTCATCCTGAAGAAGATTGAATTAGATTTCCCTAGTGTAAAGAAACAAGAGATATATAAGGAGCACGCTCTTGAGTGCTTTAGTGCAGATGTTAGCGCAATTAACGTCGCGGAGCTTGTCCTTGAGGCGAAGAGAAAAGAAAGCGCGCAAGCTCTTGCGCAATCTCTTGTCGGCGATAGATCCTCTCACGAGGAGATACTTGATAAGATTGCTAAACACTCGGCTCTACTCCGAGTTACCGGCGATGGCGAAGATATCGAAGATCGAGAAGTATTTAACAACATCTCTATCGACGAAATCAACTCTACCGTACTCAATCCAGAAGGCCGAATAAAGATCCTCAGCAAGAGAACTACGGAGGAACTAGACGGCGGAGCAATGGGGGGTAATGTTATATGGATATACGGCAGGCCAGAGATCGGCAAGAGTGCCTTAGCTATTACAATGGCTACGGTATTGGCTGCCCAAGGGCTGCCCGGAATATTCTTTGACAACGAAGATCCTATCAAGTCTACTATCTCTCGTGCTCAGGCGTGTGCTACTCGCTTAGCTGCGGTAGATCGCCTACGAGATCCAGAGAATGCGCAGAGTAGATTGGATGCTTCGGGATACAAGAACATTCGCTTTGTAAACTTGGCTCCCGGAAGCGTTCCAGAAATACAATCCTATTGCGAGAAGTACAAACCAAAATGGGTAGTAGTTAATCAAATACGCAATCTAAGATCACGAGCAGAGACTCGTACCAACATGTACGAAAACATAGCTACTGACTTACGAGCAGTGGCGAAGCAAAACGATATCCTCTTGATAGGAGTAACCCAAGCAGGAGATAGCGCAACTAACAAGCTAGTTCTAGATATTGGAGATGTGGACGGGTCTAACACGGGCATCCCCGCGCAGGCAGATGTGATGATTGGCATCGGATCTAACCCAGAGTTCCAAGCTAGCAGATGTGTAATGATTAGTCTTCCAAAGAACAAACTAAGCGGTAAGCACGTTCATTTTCAGATGAAAATGATCCCCGAACTATCGCGAGTGGAGGATTTGTAATATGAGCATTAAAGTTCGTTATGGATTTAAGGTACAAGAACCAGAACCTTTACAGCCAATACTAAATGGTTGTGTTGGTAAGGGGTGGCATAAACTAATACGAAATCTAGTTAGGGACCTATATAAGTTAGGTTGGGACGGCCGCGTATACCAGATCAAGGAGAAATTTGGGGGACTGTGTTTTTATATAGGAGAGGGAACAGATGCTATACATGCTAGAGTAGCAGAAGCTGAGAAGGAATCAACACTAACATGCGAGATTAGTGGCAAGCCTGGAAAAATAAGAGCAGGCGGCTGGTTAAAATGTCTAAGCGATGAGCACGCTAATGGCAGGCCTCTGGCACAGCGCAGCATCGACTAACCTGAACGGAGTATAAATGTACATTAATCAGGAACCTAACCCCTTGAAATACAACGAGATTATTAATTTCCTTATGTATCAACAAGATAGCTCAGACGATCTGCAAGATGTTGATTTTGCTGAGGGAATTGATACTGAACTTCCCGAGCAATTTGTTGTCCAACATTGCATTTAAAGCACAAGCAATAAAAGAGAAAAGAAAAAGAAGCTAGTAGCAATGTTCTTTTAACGGGATTCTTTTTTCTCTTTCTTTAGCTTTAAGCCTATTCGCTCCGCTGCTTGATAGTACTGTAATAGATTTAACGATCTGCGCAGCGGTACAATCAATACACAATTAAAGGATACACAAACAATGCTGTACACATTTCTAGCTTTACTAGCAGTATTAGCATCCGGGATCACTCTTATTCGCGTACAGTCTAACAAGGACTATTACAATCAGAGCGAGTCTATTATTGGAATAGGAGTGGCATCTGTAACGCTGTCTTTAATTGGCCTGATGACATTCTCAATGCTGTGCATATACTATGTGTCTGCTGGATACAAGGCCGAGCTAATCAACAAGGAGTACAAAACACACTATACGCAGGCCGAGGTATTCTATGGTAGCGATGTGATTGATCAGATTCAACAGGTTAAGCGCCAGCGCATCGAGATTAATGGCAATCTACTGAAGGATGATGGTAACAAGTAATGCGTACTAAAGCATTTATTCCGTACAAGGTATTCTCCAAGAAGGAGATAGAAGAGCTGGGAGTATCTAATGCTGCGCTCAATAGAGCGTACCTAATCAATCTCAATGACGGAGAGAGCATGCTACACAAGAGTGTCCGAGAGTCCATGAAAACCTTAGTACGAATTGAGGCAAGCAAATGACTAAGAAGAGCAAGGAGTTTTACTGGGTAGCAGAGAGCTTCAGCGGGGAGGAATGGAATCCCGGATACGGACAGTTGCACGGGATATTATTTTCTACTCGAAGGCATGCTAGGGATGATGCTACCAACCTTAAGCAGCGCATGGGCGCAACAAAAACTAGAGTAGTAAAGTATGTCCGAGCACAAAATTAAACGCGAGAAGGCTCAAGAAGAAAAAGATCGCTGGAAATATTTGAAGTACGATCTCCTAAAGATAAAGGGAACTAATCGGCTAGTTAAGCCGAAGAAGAAAAAGAAACAACAGAATAAGGTGACACTATAATTGAATTCTTTAAAGGTAACTACTTAGTACTAGACTTCGAGACAACAAACTTAGAGTTTGGAACAGCTCTCAATCCTCTAAACCGCTTGCTCTTAGCTTGCTGGCAATTCAATGGCAAGAGCAAGTCTAAGTTTGGTGGAGAGAACGAGCAGCAGGAACTATTAGATGATATCGAGAAAGCGGATTACCTCGTTGCACACAATGCAAAGTTTGAACTCCAATGGCTCAAGCGGTGCGGTACTGACTTGCGAGCTGTGCGGGTTTTCGATACGATGCTCGCCGAGTGGGTGTTGCTCGGAAACGAGAGAAGCACTGGACTGTCTCTGCAAGAATCTTGTAAACGCAGAGGACTGCCCACTAAAGAAGATCTCGTATCCAAGCTCATCAAGCAAGGAGTCAATCCAGAAAACATACCCAAGAGATGGCTCAAAGACTATTGTGGAATCGACGTTGATATCACTAAGCAACTCTTCCTTTCCCAAAGGGAAGAGCTGGAGAGAACTAATAGGCTCCACCTTGTTTATCAGCGGGGTCTCGTTTGTGCTTGCCTATCTGATGTTGAGTATATTGGTATATCTCTTGACAAAGCTAGGGTAGAAGATGAGTACAACAAGGTTCTTTCGGAATACGTTGAAACGCAAGAAGCGCTTGAGAAAGAGTACGGCCAAATCAACTGGCGTTCTCGCAAGCAAGTCGCAGAGCTTCTCTATGATTCCCTACAATTCCGGGAAGTCACAGATAGACGCGGAAATCCCGTACGCACTGACAAGGGAGATAGAGCGACAGATAAGGCAACTATATCCGCTCTTGTACCGACTAACCAAAAACAACGTGAATTTGTACAGCATTTTAAAGCGCTTGCCTCTTTAAATGCAAAGCTAACTAAATCTCTAGAGTTCTTCAAAGGAGTTTGCGATCTATATGAATCAAGGTTTTACGGGATTTTCAATCAAGGAACTACAGCAACACACCGACTATCCAGCTCGGGCCGCAAAATCAAGCTACCTAAATCCATTCTATCTGACAAAGAATCCTCTCAAGGTAAGGAAACAGAAAAAGGCATCCAGCTCCAAAACATGCCTAGGGAGTACAAGCACCTAGTAGTAGCTTCTTATCCTGAATGGGAGCTAACCGAGTGTGACGCTTCTACCCTAGAGTTTAGCGTTGCAGCCGATCTTGGGAAAGATTCCGTTGCAAAACAAGAGATTAGCGATGGAGTAGACATACATGCCAACACAGCTAAATTCTTCCTAGAGGACGGAACTCAGCCGGAGTTTCGCGGTCTAAGTACAATCAAAGAAGCTCGGCAAGTATCCAAGGGGCATTCATTCAAACCGCTCTTTGGCGGCCGAGGAATAACCAAAGCAGAGCAAGCGTACTGCAAGTACTTCCAAAACAAGTACAAGGGAATATACGATACTCAGACGGAATGGACTCATCAGGTGTACCGCTCGGGAGAGCTAATCACACCTTACGGTATGCGCTTCTACTGGCCAAAAGGAAGGCTAGATCAGCGCGGCAACATTGCCAACCTAACAAATATCTACGATTATCCCGTGCAAGGATTTGCGACCGGGGAAATTATTCCACTCATCCTGTGGAATGTCTGGCAACAGCTAGACGGCTTAAAGGCCCGCATCATTCTAACTATCCACGACTCTATCGTGGTAGAACATCCTAAAGAAGAGCGGGACAAAGTACGAGAGATCCTAGTATCTTGTTTCACGAAAGAAATATACACACAACTTAAGGAGATTTATAATTATGAGTTCACCACGCGCCTCGGGGCAGAAATCAAGACCAGCACGCACTGGGGCGAAGGCCAAGGCGAAAAGTTCAAAGCCCTTAGTTAACTTTTCAATTGATGTAGGAAAGACAAACAACGGATACTACCGCGTGTACTTCAACGCGTACAGTAAGAACTATGGCGCGTATCCCGGAGTAGCAGACACAGAACTGCAAGTGTTCCCCTCCTTGGAAGAACTAGGTAAGGCAGTAAACGATTTTTATTCTAAGCTAATAGGAAAACTATAAGAATGGGCAGTAAGAAATCCGCGAGTAGTGACTACTTTGTAATAGTTGATCCTGATTTAGAGTGGAGTAAGTACGGATTCTTCACTAGTGATGGGGCAGCAAAAAAGTCCGCTAAGGACGGAGCATTAAAAAATCCCGGCGATGGTAGTCGATGGATAGTAGCTAAAGTACTTTACGAAGTAAAAGCAAAGCGCGCAGCAAACAAAGAAAACATCCCAATTATAGAGGTCTAATAAAAATAACATGCAAGTAACAGGACGAGTAGAACGAGTACTAGAAACGCCGACCAAGTTTGGATCGCTGTTTTCAATTGTTGTAAACGATACACGCTACGGCTGCGGTAAGACAGCAGGCGGAGTTAGCGCAGGAGATTGGGTTAAGTTCTCGGCAGAACAGAACCCTAAGGGTTATTGGGAAATTGAGAAGAATACCTTAGTACCAGTGCCGCCTCCGACAGCACAGACAGCTCCGGTGGCCTCAGCCCCCAAGCAAGCTGCTCCGTATGTAGATACGCGACAGGATAGCATCATCTATCAGAGTAGCCGCAAGGACGCCCTAGTCTTGGTGCAGATGCTGATGGCCGCAAACTTGATTGACTTCGGTAAGGCCAAGGGAGCGGCTAAGATCGACATTGTAGAAATGTTTGTCGATAAGTACACCGAGCATTTCATTGATGAGGTAAAGTCTAACAAGACGCACTGCCTGTCAGCAGATGAAGAGACTCCTCCAAGCGATGAAGCTTTCCCGGAAGACAAGATTAACTTCTAAGTAGTAGAGATAGCGGCTCCGCCTGATGGCCCTAGAAGAGAGCCCCGCACGGCGTAAGCGGGACTAATAACGAGACCTTAGCTCAGTTGGTAGAGCACCATCCTTCCAAGTTGGGGGTCGAGAGTTCGAGCCTCTCAGGTCTCTCCACAATAAGAACTATAAGAACAAAGGGAGCTTGATGCAACAATCGGAAGATGACAAGAATAAGACAAGTACGCCTTGGTCTACAGTAGGATACCTAGTAGCAAAGAGAACGTACGCGCGGAGGCTAAATGAAAACGACCCTAACAGCCCAACTGAAGAGTGGGAAGACGTTATTGATAGAGTTGTCAGAGGAGCTAGAGAACAGCTTAATTGCGGATTCTCTGATGTTGAAGAGGCTAGACTTGCCGGATACCTTCTATCACTTAAAGGCTCAGTTGCTGGAAGGTTCTTATGGCAGCTTGGTACTTCGACTGTCGGAAGACTCGGCCTAGCGTCCCTACAGAATTGCGCGTGCGTGTGCGTAGACGAGCCTATCCGCCCCTTCACTTGGGCGATGGATATGCTAATGCTGGGATGTGGAGTTGGGTTTAATATTCAGAGGGAATATGTCTACAAACTGCCAAAGGTTAGAGAAGAGTTTGTCGGAGCTATTAGACAAGATTCAGCCAGTGCTGATTTCATTGTTCCAGATACAAGAGAGGGCTGGATTAAACTCTTGGAGTACACGCTACGAGCTGCCTTTGACAGAGGAGCAAAAGCAAAATTCACGTACAGTACTCAACTGGTTCGCGGAGCAGGCGCTCCCATTAGAGGATTTGGTGGAACCTCTAGCGGTCCTGAGATACTCTGCGAAGGAATTGGAAACATCAATAAAGTCATTGCGCAACGAGTCGGTAAGCAGCTCCGCCCAATAGATTGCTTGGACATTATGAACATCATAGGCTCTATTGTTGTAGCTGGTAATGTTCGGCGCTCCGCGCAGATAGCAATAGGAGATATGGATGATTTTCAATATATTCGCTCCAAAAGATGGGATCTTGGAAATATCCCTAATTGGAGAAGCAACAGCAATAATTCGGTGGTGTGCAATGACTTCTCGCTGTTACCTGAAGAGATTTGGAAAGGATACATGGGCAACGGTGAACCTTTCGGACTTATCAACCTGCGACTTGCAAGAAAAGAAGGACGAACAGGAGACCGTAATTACCCTGATAAAGAAGTTATCGGCTTCAACCCATGCGCGGAGCAATCTCTCGCTAACTACGAAACTTGCTGCCTCGCTGAAATCTTCCTTCCCAACATCTCAAGTAAGAGTGAGCTACTGGATGTAGCAACGCTTCTCTACAGGATATGTAAGCACAGTCTAAACCTTCCATGCCACAACAAAGAGACTGAAGACATTGTTCACAAAAATCAAAGAATGGGCATTGGCATTACTGGGTATCTCCAAGCCACAGAAGATCAGCGAAGCTGGCTTTCTGAAACTTATGAGCGACTTAGAGAGTACGACTCGGAATACTCCGATAAAAGGGGATGGCCTAGAAGTATTAAACTTACCACCGTCAAGCCTTCAGGAACACTGTCACTATTGCCGGGAGTCACACCGGGGGCGCACCCGGCATATTCTCTGTACCAAATCCGGCGTATTAGACTCTCAGCAAATAGCCCACTTGTCAAAGTTATTAGAGAGCATGGATATAGAACTGAGTTCTCCAGAGGCTTTGATGGAACGGAAGATTTTGGAACGGTTGTCGCTGAATTCCCCTTCTCTTATCCGCGAGGCACTAGACTGGCTTCTGAAATGTCCGCCGTGGATCAATTGGAAGTTGTACGAAGACTTCAACAAGAGTGGAGTGACAATGCAGTTAGTTGCACTATTTACTACCGAAAAGAAGAACTAGACGAAATCAAAGAGTACTTGAAGAAGCACTATAACAATAGCTTCAAGAGCTTAAGCTTCCTTCTGCACAGTGAGCACGGATTTGAACAGGCTCCCTTGGAAGAGATAACCGAAGAGGAGTACAACAAACTGATGAAGAAGACAAAGCTAATTACTAGCGTGTCTAGTGCTGAGTTTGATTCCGACGACGAGTGCAGTACAGGTGTATGTCCAGTAAAGTAAATGATCCAGTAAACAATCCCAAGCACTATTGCTCTTCCCCGTCTGGAATAGAGTGCATTCAAGTAGTAGAACACATGGGATTTAACTTGGGAAATGCTATCAAGTACATATGGAGGGCTGACTTAAAAGGCAAGGCCTTGCAGGATTTAGAGAAAGCAGTGTGGTACTTACAAAGAGAGATACAGCGGAGGAAGAAAAATGTCTCAAGTGTTCTTGACGGCTGATACACACTTCTTTCACAAGAAGATCTTAGAGTTTGAAAGAGCAGCCAGACCTTTCTCCTCTGTTGAAGAAATGAATGAGGTTCTTATTGATAATTGGAACTCCGTTGTCACTAAGCGAGATACAGTTTGGCATCTAGGGGATGTCTGCTTTGGTAAAGTAGAGAATCTAGAGATTCTTTCTAGACTAAATGGAACTAAGAATCTTATTCTAGGAAACCACGACCGGCATGGTATACATAATTACCTAAGGTATTTCAGAAAAATAGAAGCCGCAAAGAAATATGATGGTTATTTATGGACACACATACCGGTGCATCCAGGACAATTTTACAGATTCATAGGTAATGTGCATGGCCACCTGCATAGTGGAAAAATAGAAGACCCTAGATATGTATGTGTTTCTGTAGAAAGATATAATCTAGCCCCCATAGCATGGGAGGAAATAAAACATGCCAAGTAAATCGAAAGCTCAGCACAACTTTTTTGAGGCTGTAGCGCATTCCCCTAAGTTTGCAGAAGAGGTTGGAGTTCCCCAGAGTGTAGGAAAGGATTTTGCAGCAGCCGACAAGAAGGATACATCGTACAAGAAGAAAGAGCGAGTTAGCCCAAAGAAGGGATTACTAGCCCCTAAGTGATAGCTCAAGCGCTCTTGTGCCTCACTATGGTAATACATGGTGAGGCTAGAGGAGAACCCTTCTACGGACAGATAGCAGTAGGTGCGGTAGTAGTAAACAGAGCAACGGAGAATCAAACAGCTATTTGCAAGGAAGCAAAAGCTACTGCACAGTTTGCCCCACTAAAAACGAGGACTGATTATAGAAGCTTCTCAGCGGCGCTTATCTCGTACACGTTGTATCAGTATCTCCCGGCGGTGCTTAGAAAGAACTGGTACTTCTCTTCATCGAAAGATTCGTGCTACCACTATGGTACGTATAACATGACAATAGCTAATCACAGGTTCTATACAAAACAATGAACAAAGTAATGACTCACTACGATGAAGCTTACATCCTATCTCTTACGGACTCCGAGCTAATTGATCTGTGCAGGAATCCTCCAAGCGACCTAGAGTTTAACGAGTTGCGTATTGCTGCTGATGTACTAGCAGATAGGTACAAGTACGCACTTACTATGCTGGATATCTAAATGAGCAGTGGAATAAATAGACCTAAGGTTGTACTAACCCCGAAGAAAGGAGATTGGCTATTCTCTGATGAAGAACTAGACATGGCCGATGAGTTCCTAGAGGAAGAGGTAAAGATAGATTCCTCTCACGATATTCCGTACGCAGCGGGATACTCTGAAGACGGCCTAACTATTTACATCGACAAGGAAGTTCCTGAGGAACTAATGGTAGCTACTGATGGTCTAAGTACTGCTCAGGTTAGTATCCCCCTGCACAAGACCTTTGCCTTCCACGAGATGGTAGAGAAGTCTCTTGAGGATGAACCGTACAATATGCCCTATCAACTAGCGCACCAGATAGCTCTACGAAGCGAGAGGGCCCTAGTTGAATCATACGGAGCTAGCTGGAACGACTACAACAGAAAGAGCCTAGCAATAGTAGCCAAGATCTACAAGCGGAAGTCGTACGATAATGTCCCCAAGGATCTGGACTTAGAGCCGTACGAGTGTGAAGAGGACGATGCTTGTTTAGAGAGGATGGGAATAAAAGAAGAAGATGAATGATTGGTATCGTAGATTCGGACATAAAATCTAGACGCAAGAGAGTAGGCGCAAATAAATATACTGCATATACTTATGTAACTGATACAGAAAAAAGATGCAGTCTTTGTGAGAAAATAAAACCACACTCAGAATTTCATAAAGACCCAAAGAATATACGTGCTAAAGGCTTAGCATATTATTGTAAAGACTGCGCAAATAGAAAGTCTAGAGAACATCACAAACGAAAACATGCATCTTCAGAAGAGTATAGACTAGCTAAAAAGGCTAATTATATAAAAAGTAGATTCAATATTTCTTTGGAAAAATATAATGAACTTCTAGAAAATCAAAAATTTGTATGTGGTATTTGTGGCATATATCTAAAAAGGCACAAGCATTTTGCTCATCTAGATCATGACCACAGTACTGGAAAGATCCGAGAATTTTTATGTACCAATTGTAATAGAGGACTAGGGCACTTCATGGACAGCCCCCAACTTTTAATTAAAGCAGCAACCTATGTAACTAAGCACAAAGAGCTAGACAGGGCTTTAAAGGATGATACTAGTCTATGAGCCAAACTGTCGGCATCGTAGACTCCTAGCCGATATTCTTGTATACAGATGCGGCTTTGCTGCTGAGAAGAAACACAAGATACAAAGAGAAGATGGGGACATAGAGCA